GAGTTGTTATGAATGTGAATACTCTGAGGGTTTGAATCAGCAGGAGCAATCAAGACTGCAACTGTTCCTACGCTGAAATTGCTTGCTTGTAATCCCATTAGTTCTCCTCATAGACGGATTGTGGGTCGAGTGGGTTGATTTGTGCAACGGCTTGCAGCTGAGTGCTTGGGACTCCTGTGTGTTGGATTGCAGGCAAGCCCATAGCGGTTAGAACTTCCGCAGGTGCGAAACCAACCTGCACCAACTTCTGTGCCATAGCCACTCGCTTGTCAGTTGCTACTAGATCAGCTGCGTCAATGTTCACATTGGAGAGCGGAACTCTTAGGACATCTCCGCCGTCAATCTTTGACAGACCTTCTGCGACACGAGCGTCATTGGCGGTCAAGATTCCAGCTTGAATACCCTGCGAATAAGCATTGAAGCGTGACTGTGCGTCTCCCCTTAGCAGTGAGTTCATGTTGAACTCGACAAAAGCGCCCACGCCGTTCGGGTAGACCTGAAGCAAAGTCGAGAGTGAGTTCTCGATGATTGCAACATAAGGTCTGAGAGTGTGAGTCACGAACTCGATTTGAGTTGCTTCGACTGAGGAATAAGTGTTAGTTCCGGGCAGGTTCATCATGTGGCTTGGGATGTTCCAGATACGGCAAAGGTCTTCGATAAACATACGGCGAGAGTCGAGAAGCTGTGACTCCTCTGGATTGACTCCAATGTCCTTGATGTCTAGTCCTGAGTGCAGAACCATAGTCTTGTGAGCTTTTCTCCAACCGCCATGTCTAGCGTCTACTGACTTAGCCAAAGCCTTAGCTTGGTCTTCAGTCAAAGTGGCAGGAGTGACAAGCGCATAGTTTCCTGATGCACCCTGTCCAAAGAATCTCTGAGCGTAAGAGTCAAGAGCAAGTCCAAGACCTAGTGCGTCTTTCATTGCCTCAACTCGTGACACGCCTCGGACAGCGCCGGGTCGCATTACTGATTCGACAATGTGCAGGATTTGGTCAGAGGTGTATTTCTTCTGGTCATCCTCATAAGTAAAGACAACACGCCCAACTCGGTTTCTTTCTACCTTGACCTTAGTTGGGTTTAGAACTGTGAGGTTGATTGGCAAGCCTTCTTCGTCTCTAAAGACTCTGATGAAAGCGTTGCCGTCAAGCATTAGGGAAGCAATGATTGAGCTGATGAATGGAGTGCGATCAACGAACGAAATATCTGGCCTGTTCACCCAGTCAGGCTTCGGTCTCATGAGGAGCTTCTGTCCATCTCTGCGAACCCAAGCATCCATCGGCAGGGTAGAGATAGTGCCAGCGATTAGTGAGATGGCAGCGGATACGCCTGCGAGTTTGTAGACATTGTCTTCGTCAATGAATGTGCCTGAGTTGTTCTGAAGCTCAAAGTCGAGTCCAGCTCCCCAAAGCGAGTTAGGTGTTACCGCTCGCTTCTCAAAAATGTTTCCTAGCATCAACGCCTCTCTAGGGCAATACCGAACAGAATAGAGAACAAGCCAGCAGTAATGATTCCGGCAGGGATAAAGATAAGCCCAATTCCTACACTCACAGCGATTGCACCTGCAACCTGTGAAGCTATTACAACCTTAGAAGACATAGACACCCGGCACTTGTTGTTCTGGTTCTATTCTAACCTGTAAGGCTCTATCTACCGCTATGACTGCTGCAACGGCAGCGTCAATACGGCGAGATGATGCTCTGTTCTCTTTCACTATCCTGACTCCTAGATTGTCGGTTTTCACTACGGCGTTTGATAGATGGCGAGCCAAGATTGGGTCTCCATCGTGTTTCAGTTTCTTATCTACTACGGCATCGAAGAATTTGGCGCAGGCAGGAACCATACGGCGAGCGTTGGTTGAGGGATACTCGACTATTGGATAGCCCTCTTCAGCTAGGACTTGCATAGACCTTTGCCAGCGGTAGGGGTCGCAGACTATCTCTTTGACCTTTGGGTTGGCGGTGACGAACTCTCGGATTTTGTTTTCTACCTGCAAGATGTCTACTCGCCAAGTATCGTCATGGATGTTTGTGTCTTTCTCCCATGCCTGAATCATAAACACCTGTGGCTCATCTTCGACAGTCGCTCCGACTAGGACAGTCGAGTCACCCGAGAACGAGCCGTCAAAGCCGATGATGTATTCCTTGTCCTCTAGGTCGAGCGGTGCTTCACAGGCTTCCCAGCTTCCAGTCGGTAACCAAGAGATTGCAGAGCTGACCCATTGACCGCAACGCTTAGTGCGAAACTCAGGCTCAGGAGTTCGGCGAACAGCAGACTCAAAGTCTTCAGCAGAACAGATGTCACCATAGCCGGGGTTGGACATCTTCCAAGTTTCAGGCAGGCGATGATCCGCCTCAGCAGGTGCTTCCCAAGCAGCCATGAAGAAAGTCGGGTCATCTACTTCGCCTCGTGCAACACGCTGTCCGTATTGGTAAAGCGTGTAGGCGATTGAGTCTTGACCTGTCGAGTCGGTCTTGACTCCTGGTGTTGTGATGGCGATTAGGGTTGCGAGTCTGCCTCTTGCACCCATAGCCAAAGACATAACATCGAACAGCTCTCGGTTGGGCTGTGCGTGTAGCTCGTCAAAGATTACGGCGCTAGGGTTCAGACCTTCTTTTGAGTAAGCCTCGGCTGATAGGACTCGATAGACCGAACCTTGTGAGGGTAGCTCGATTGCATCTCGGTAGAGCTTCGTCATCTTTGACAGTTCTTCGCTTGCCTCAATCATTCGCTTAGCGTCTTGGAACACGATTCGAGCCTGTTCCTTTTCGGCAGCTACTGAATAGACTTCCGCTCCCCTGACTCCGAGTATCAAAGAGTAAAGTCCGAAGATTGAGCCGAGTGCAGACTTGCCGTTCTTGCGTGGCATGAGGATTAGGTTGATGGCGTGGCGGTAGCCTCGTTCGTCACCTGCAAAGACATGGCGGATTAGTTCCTTCTGCCAGTCTCTTAGGTGTAGGACTTCTCCTGCCCTGCCTGCAACTGAGTCTTTAGTGACTACGCCAAAGGCTTCGGCAAAGTCAATGACAACTTCGCCCTCGCCTGACTCAATCAGATTCGGCGGAACTGGAGTTAGCCATTGTGGTGGCCACACGACTTGCCTTTCTTTGCATTAGTTCTTCGAGCTTGCTTTGGGCTTTTACTTCGGCGATGCCCAACTTCTGTCTCGCTGTTGGAGTGAATCCAAGCTCTTTTAGGTTATCTGATAAATCTCGTTCTAGCACTCGCAGCGCCGCTCTTTCGTGCCATGCCTCAATGTTCTCTAAAACAAAAACCCTAAGAATGTCACGCTCGTCAAGCTGTTCGCAGACAACTTGAAGAAGCTCTAGGTCTGTGTCCTTTAGCCAAGTCGTGCCTCTGCTGAAAGCGTTGTTCCAAAAGTTCAAGCCTGATTCCTCTAACCTGCGTAATGGCTGTGGAATCTTGCTTATCTTTTCGGCAGGCAAAAGTGGGTCTGAGCCAGCGTGCCTTGATCCGAGCTTCTGTTTTAGTTCTTGGCTTTTGCCGGGGTTAGGCATTTAGCTCCTCTGGTAGCTTGTTGGATTTTTTGATGTTGCATAACCAATGGGCAGGTCGCAGATTATCCATTGTGTCCGTTCCGCCTTTGCTAAGTGGAATAACATGGTCGAGAGTCAGCCCTAGCTTTGAAGTTCTAGGCAGGCTCATGTCTATTTGTTCCCGACAAATGTGACAGCTTGAACCATGCTGTCTAACAACTTGCTCGTGAGAAATCTTGTTAGGGTTCTTGTGCTTTTGACGCTTGACTGTTTTGACCCTGTATCTAGTTCGCTCTGCTTCTTTTGAGCAGGCAGGGTGATAGGCATTGACTACTGATTCGCCAATCTTGAAAGTTCTTTTCTCTCCGCACCAGCCACAGGTGGTTGTGCGAGTTCCATCAGGGTATTTAGAGCGAGTGCGCTGCTTGTGTTGCTCGATTGCCCTCAAAGCGTCAGCCTTTGCCCGACACTCTTTGGAACAATTCTTTTGGTCTTTCTTAGCAGTTTGAAATTCTGTCCCACAAACTTGACAAGGCCGACTGACCTTTGGTCGCTTGTGTTTTTTTGAGCTGTTGATCCAGCTGCACTTTTTAGAGCAGTTGCGTTTAGGTCTGCCCTTAGTCCCAACGCTCTCTAGTTCCTTGCCACACACTTGACAGTTGTTTAGACCAGCGTGCTTGAGCTTCAAGTATTGAGGCGTGCATTGCTTACGGCAGTATCTTTTCATCCTGCCTGCTACGCCTTTTTCTTTTGGCGGTATCGGCTCTCCGCAAGTCCAGCATTTCATCACTTTCGATTGTATCAGTAAGAAACTCTGCTCATTGTGATTCCGAGCCTGAAGGGTACATGTACTTTCCAAACTGCGGTCGGGGTGTTGAGTGTGCGTATTTCGTAGTGATTGACCCCGCCCCCCGTAATGACGGCGTGGGGTGTCGTGTGTGCGTGTGATTGTTGCGAGCGAGTGCTACTGATTGAGCGGTCTATTGCCCCTGCCGTAATTGCACCGCTTATGCGCTGGCGCTAGGGGACTGGCAGGGTCTCCAGCTATCAGGTGATCTGCTGTGATGTCAGCTCTATCGGTAAAGGCTTCTTTGCAGATGTGGCAATGTGTTGCGTTGTTCTTGATTATCTCTCTGGCGTTCTTATAAGCAGATGAGTAAAGAGTTCTTTTCTTTGCCTGTCTTATTGGGTCTTGTGACCTCTTGCGCTCACGCTCAGCATCGTGAGTCTTGCGACACTCGGCACAGTAATCGCCCTTGTCAGCGTGTAGCTTCTGGCAGGTCAGGCATGGTCTGTTGAACCGCATTGAAACAGTCTAGGTTATAGTCCTGTCCTAACCTGCCCTGTCCTACGTCACGCAGTACGTCACGCAGTATGTCACGCTGTGTTACCACGCCTGATTAGTAGACCTGAACTGGATGTCGCTTATAGGTATTTCTAGGAATGATTCATCGGTTGTATAAATCGTATTCTTCTTTATTACCTGCGCCGAAGCTAACTGCTCGCCTGATACAACAGCAGCGTAAGTCCACTCTTTGTTTAGCGTTACGAATCTAAGGTTCACGCCATCTTTGAGGAACTTAGTCTTGCGAGCTGAGTAGTGCAGAGTCTCAAAGGGAAACGACTTGCCTGACCAGTTCTGCTTGACCTCGACTTCAATCTCATAGTTGCCTAGTGGCCCTGTTCCTAATAGGTCAATGCCATAGTCATCGGGGTTCACTCTTGCCTCGATGCCTAGAGTCTTTAGCCAGTCAATGACAAAGTATTTAGCCGCATCGTCTCGGTCATAGAGTGATTGGTCAAAGGGTTTCATTTGTCTTTGCTTGCCCATCCTGAGCCTTTGAAGGTAACAGGTGGAGATGAGAACACCTTGTTCATCTCACCTGCACAGTTAGGGCATTTAGGCTTTGGGTCTTCTATGAAGGTAGCCATGACTGTAAGAGTGCCATGACACTCCACACACTTGAACTGATAGGCAGGCACTAGAGCTTCCTCACTGTTCCTGTGAAGTCCACGCCCTTCTCCAAAGTAAAGACTGCAAGACCGGGGATTGAGTCCTCACCTGTCATCTTCTTCCACCAGCCTGAGCCATTGTCCATAGTCGGAGCCATGATTAGGAAGCGTGAGGTTCCTCGTGGGGTTGATCCTAATTCAGTGACTCTCAGGTGATGCCAGTGACCATGCACTAGGACTGATGCGTCAGCGACAGGTTGTCTGCCAAAGGCTTGTTGTCTCCACCAAGTTGCCATCATGTCGGGTCGCTTGGCTTGGTGTCCGTGAACGATACCGAGAATGTGGAAGCCGTCATTGAATACATCTAATGCTAGGGATTCATCGTGAGTCTGTGGCTCTAAGAATTTTATCTTCAACCCTGCCTCGGAGCTAAGGCGAGCTAACTGCCTGCCGATAAACACTCCCCAGTCATCGGTTGCCTTGCCGATTGCCTCACGCCCTGAGCGCCATTGGCAATGGTTAGAACCGACTGATGCGTAAGTGATGTCGGGGACATACTCGTAAAGCATCTTCAAGGTCTGCCATGCAAAGGTTGTGGCTAGGTCTACCTGCTCCATGATTGACAGGTCGTTTGACTGAAGCTGTTGCATTGGCGCAGCGTTGTTGAAGTTCTCAATCGTGTCACCTAAGTCGGCAAAGATAATCTTTTCGGGCTTGTCTTTCTTCACTAGGTCAATGAGGCGCTGTTGCATTAGTGCGACTCGCTCGATTAGTGACTGAGAGTTGCCTCGATAATCAACCTTTCCTACTTGTAGGTCAGACCAAAGGATAACTAGGGCTTTTGGCTCAGAGGTGATTGGTTTGAGTTTTACTTTCTTCCTGCCCTCTTGCAATAACAGAGGCAGGTCAATAGAGGCAGTCTTGCGTCTAAAGGTAAAGCGATAACTTGTCAGCCACTCGCCATCTTCTCGCTGTTGCCAGCGTGATGTCTTGATCGGTGGGATGACCTCGATAGTCTCAGGGTCGAATCCTGCCGACACAAGAAACTCGTCAAAGTTCTCTGGCTCTTTGGTGTAGCCCGGAGTGGTTGCGGTTCCTAGTGAGCCGTCAAACTCAATACCCGGTCTAAAGTTCGGTTGCGCTGTAATCTTCGGCGCAGGTTGCAAGTTGTCGAGCATTATCGGTAACAGGCGCAGAATTTTCTGCGGTGCCTTCCAATAGCCTCATTAGAGATTTTTACTCCCCTGACTGCAAGGGCAACAGAAAGACCTTTGTCTGACCACTTTTCAGAATCAGAAACAGCTTCTAAGAAAATGTTTGAGTCTTTTTGTTCTAGTCCCTTTGCAGTGTCTCTGACCTTGCATCGGTAGTTTTTAGTCGGTTCCAAGCCCTCTAGCATTTGCAATCCCCTTCTCAGCTTCAGCTCTTATTTCAATCTTGACTGACTCTATTAGTTTAGTTAGTTCATCGGTTCGGAGTGTCCGATTTCCGTTCAGGATTTGTGCGGCAAGTATGTTACGAGCTAGGGCTAGTGCGCCTAAGTTCGCCCCTGCCGTCATAAGCTCTATCGCTAACTCTCGGAAGCCGTCTTGGAACTTCCATCTTGCGAATAGCTCATCTGGTGTTTCTGGCATCTCGGTCATAGTGATAAATCATTCTCCTCGGAGATAAGGGCTTGCACGATCCGTTGCAGGGTAGAAGATTGCCAAGTGTCATCCACTAGGGCAACCTCTAGGTAATCTGCTAGGTCTTCTCGGATACTGTCTAGGTCTGCTGACCAAACTAGGTTCGGGTCACGCAATAAAGCAGCGGCTTGCTTGAAGTCAGCGAACGCTCTTACTTGTCTTCTAGTAGCCATGTTGTTAACTCCGGGTTCTGTTGTAAGACCAAGAGGACTGAGTTTTCCCAAACACCAATGAAGTGATGCTCCCACTCCTCGTAAGAAGTCTTCTTGTCCGGCGGCGAGTTATCAAAGACAAAGCGGCAGGCGTGAAGTAGCTCATGAAAGACTGTGACTCTCTTTTTTGTCTCATCAAGATTTCGGTCAATGACGATGCAATTTCTGGTGTCTTGTGTGTAACCGTAATTTGAATCGGAGAGTAGAGGGTCTTGCTCTTTTGATAGCTGGATAACCTTGAACTTCTGGATACCGATAGTGATGACATCAGGACACCCTTGTCTCTTGCTCATCTAATTCCCTTAGTCCATCCATAAAATCATCAAGGTAGACATACCGCCCTATGTCATTGAAGGTTGAGTTCAAGTCTAAGGCTTTGAGCAGGTGTTCCCTTTCAAGCTTTCTACCCTGTGTCCGCCCTTCTTTTATCCCCACTTCGTAGGCAACCATCGTGGCTCGATAGATTGTGTCGCTCATTTCTGTGTTATTCATCTTCTACCTCATCTGCTACTTGCTTGATTGGCTCTAGGGGAACATTGACCCCATGCGCTCTTTCGGTCTTTAGGTGGTATTCCAAGCTCTTGATTTTTTCTAACCTGAATCCACCCCATCGGCGATCATCAGTCTCGATAATCGGAGCAGACAGGAAACCTAGCTCTAGGAATCGCTGAATTGCTTTAGGCGATTTGTCTAGTCGGCGTGTCTTGTAGATGATGCCTCGCTTGTCAAACTCACGCTTGGTCTGCATGCACTGAACACAGTTTGGCTTTTCCCAAACAGTTATCGTCATCACAGCTTTGCCCCGGTTCTGAGAGCTATCTCTTTGCGCTCGTCTTTGATGACCTCTAGGGCTTTCTCATACCCTGCCACCTGGGTCTTGGACATTTTGATTCGGTCTTTGTTTATCTCGACACGCATCGTGATCCAAGTGGTTGCGTATTGTGCGCCTTCTTGCATCCCATGACGGAAAGCCTCGTCTAGCTCGTAGTTGAAAAGGCGGTCACCAATCCAATACTTGATTTCCCTGAATACTTGTCTAATTGTCATTGTTCTCTCCTAATACTTCTCTGACTGCCCAGCGCAGGGTTTCGGCGAGCGCTGGATTTCCTTTATTGTGTGCTGCGTCTGATAGCTCCTCGATTGCGTTTAGCGCTCTCTCAAAGCCTCGGCTGAATTGAGTCATCTCCAATAGGTCGAGCTTCATAAATAGCTCTTGCTTGATTTGGTCAGTTGTCATTTCTTGCCCTTCTTGCTTGGGATGCTCATGATTGCAACTGCACCCAAGAAAACTGCCAGAGCTAGTGCTAGGTCTATTAGCATTTGGTTCATTAGGGTTCCTTTCTTCCCTGTTAGAAACAGGCTAGGACAGGATGGGGACAGGGTAAAGGCAAAAAGGCGTGTCGTGACCTAATCGTTATAAAGCAATAATCCTGATAACTGCGCCGGTTTCTCGGTCATCGGCATAGAACTTTCGGGCTGAAATCTCAACAATCTGCGAGTCATCGCCCCAGATAACCCCTGACTGCCCTATGCCGTCACCAACGCCTCTAAGCAACTTATCGAGCGGTCAGAGATCGGGCGGCACTATTGGCAACGCCCGATCTTTTATCCTCACAGTCTTAGGTCGCTCTAAAAAGAAATCCACCTCTAGCCTGATAGGGCCGAGATGGATGTTCTGATTTGCGTACGGTTGGCAGGCTTCTTCGATAGCCGCTCGCCATTTCTTTAGATTGGCTGATTGCGCCTCGACTATGCGACCATTGAAGACACGCTTCGACCCTTGTGGGGTAGGTCTGCCATAGACATCGAGAGTAATCACCCCTCTAGTTTAGAACGGAGCGTCTGCCTTCTTTACCTGAGCGTTGTTGATGTGAATTGCAGCGGTTTGCTTTGGCTGGTTGTCACGCCCGGTGAAGCTCTCTAGCTTGACGCTGATGTCTCCTGTGACCTCGACAATTTCACCTTCTCTGACCTGTGAGTCAGTCCAAACTGTGACCCAAACGGAAATCTCTTTGCCGTCTTTGCCTTTGCGCTTTTCTACGCCCTTGAAGCCATAGCCAGCGATCAGGCGAGCTACTTCTAGTTCTGCTTTTACCTTCATTGTGTTGCCTTTCTGTGGTCACTATTTACGCAATCATTATGTCCACAGGTAGGGACACCTTTGATTACTAGCTCACCATCTTCGTTTATTGGGGTCACTAAATCTTCGGCATAGTTTCCTTGCCAAATCAGACAGTCACCTATTTTTGTTTGTTTCCTTGCCCTGCAAGAACCGCAAGTGTGCGGCGCTTTTCGGGTCGTGTTGATTTCCCACACAATCCCGCATCTAGGGCAAGTTTTTTCCACACTATAAGCCTAGCTTTTTTCTTAGCTCTGGTGTTAGTGGGACAGCTTGTTTGGCTATTTCTTCCATCTCACGCAGGTAGGCATCTGACTGCGCTTTTTCTTTTGCCCTGCGAGCTTCGCTTGCTGCCTTGACCTCGGGTAGCGTTGCGGCATTTTCCCAAGAGTCGGCATTTAGCCAAGTAGCTGGATACTTAGTGAAGTCAGGATTGCGTTTAGGGTCGTTGCGATAAGCAATCACCCCGGCGAGTATGTCCTCAAAGGTGGCTCTTTTGAGTGCTGACTTGAAAGCCCTAAAAGCCTTTGCTTTGTCTAGCTTCTTGGGATAAGCGTTCCAGAACTCCTGAAACAAATCTTTGTCCTGCGCATTATTAAGTTCTTGTAATGGTTCTATAAGGGTTTGTACGCCACCTGCTGTCACCCCTGATGCCAAATCTGTCACCCCTGACTGCGATTCTGTCACCCCTGCGGTAGATGGCAGGGTCACAAAGTAACGATTGGATTTGTATTGACCAGCAGTCGGAGCGTTCTGAAACTCAACTCTTAGCTCACCGATTTTCTGAAGGTGCTGGATGTCTCTCTGGACTGATCTCTCAGAGGCATTGACCATCATTGCTAAACGCTTGATTGAGGGCCAAGCCCCGATTTCGCCTTGATGATCTGCGATTGCCAATAGAACAAGCCTCGCTCTGCCGTCTGATTTTGATTCACGCCAGACAGCGTTCATGATTTCAATACTCATAGCAAGTTACTCAGTTTGTTCCAAGCCTCAATCGCTGTCTTATCTCTAGCACCGCCAGAGTAACGACCTGCGTTGAAATAAAGTTTCAGTTCGGCTTGGTGAGCTTGCTCAGCTCTTGTAGCTTCTTCAGCTTCGATTCTGCGTTGGAGGGCTTTTAGTTCCTCTACCTTGCGAACCCAGTGACTTTCTTTTGCGAGTGCGTCTTCACGCATTTGTTTTGCTACCAGTTCTATGTCCATTGTTTCCCCTTACTAAATTAGATAACTAGGTGCTTCTGTCTTTACCCTGTCACCATCCTCGGTCAATTTATACCAAGTCAGATTCGGCGTGTCAAACACAGGGTCAGACATTTCTCGCCATGACTGGAGTTTGTGTCCGAACTCTCTAGCCTCGGCAGCGGTCTGAGGGTCTGATTCCATCTTTGAGTTGTAGTCATTGCAGACTCGAATTAGGTTCTGGACTGTGTCTATGAGCTTTGATCCGCCCATGCCTCGGTTTCGGCGGTGGTGGATTACTAAGTCCTCGGTCTGACCGCAATGCCAACAGGCAGGGTCTCTCTTTTCGACCTGTTTTCTTACCCTGTCGCTAACCATAAACGCCTCTCTAACGCCCTAAAAGTGTCGGGGACAGGTAGAGATAGGCAAACGCCATCTCAAGCCCTCTAATCGCCTTACAGGGCTATTTAGACCCTTTCAAATAAAGCTTCCACTCTGCTACAAACTTATTATTCTTGCTCAGATTACACCTTGCGCAGCTACTTGTCAGGTTTCCAATGCTGTGACTTCCGCCCCTAGATAGAGGAATAATGTGATCAACCTGCTCACCTTTAGAGCCACAATAAACGCAAGGACTTCTCAGAATTTTTAGTAAGTCTTTTTCCCTGACTTTATAAATACGGGCATTTCTAAGCCTTGCTCTCCTGAGTTGTCTGTTTTGTGAATTTTTAGCTGGATGTCGTAAGTAATAATTTTTGGCATTTACCTTGACTTTATCTTTGTTAGCTAATGCCCAAGCTCTGTCAGCCTCAGCCTTTTTTTCAAAATTAGCCTTTCGCCACTCAGCCATGCTTTCGAGTAGCTTGTCCCGATTCTTCTCATAATAGGCGCTGTCGTAATTAGGATTTTTAGATTTCCACCTAGATTTGTATTCAGCCTCTTTTGAGGGATTCTCTTTTCGATACTTTCGGCAATACTCAACTTGACAGGATTTGCAATAACTTGTTCTGCCATCTTTACTTCGGCGGTTTCTAAAAAAATTATCTAGGGAGATGGTTTGCTTACAGCGGCTACAAGTCTTAGACTCTGACATAGTGGACTCTCTTTCAGTCTGCTCATGCCCCGGGGTGTTTGCGCATCGCCGGGGTCTCTACCATTTTACCTCAGCATTGACCAACTTAGCCTGCGTGGACAGCACAATAGTTGCAGTTTCGACAGCTTTTATCTTGGTGCGGATTCGGTTTAGTTCTGCCTTGCGTAAGTCTCTAGCTAATCTCAGGTCTGCCGATTCTAGTCGAGCAATCGCTTCTCGATCCCTGACAGTCCCCTGAGCTTTTATGTAAGCCTTCTGTTCGGCTAGGTCTAAATCGTATTCAGCTTCGGCTAGAGACTTCTCAGCCTCAAATAGCGCAGTCGAACCCTTATGGTTTTCCTGTATCAGTTCCGCTAGTTGTCTCTGGATTTCCTGTATCACTCAACACCCCTAAAAGTAAGTCTGTTAGTTCTTTGTTCCAGAACTCAGTTTCTTGTTTTTTTCCCCTGTATCGAGCTATCAGATACGCCTCTTGAAGCTCCTGAATTTTGGCTTTCTGCAAATCGGTCAGCATAACCCTTTAGCCTTTCCAAGACTTCGGCAGGTGCGTTGTTTGCTCTTGCCTGTGTGTATAAATCCCTAAGCTCCTCGATTGTTCCAAGAGTAGCAGCCACTTCAAGATAGTTAGGCGCAACCTTTTCCATTTCTTCCCTGCTTGCAAGTGTCTTAGGGTCTTTGTTCATAGAGTAACCAATAGACATCAAGCCTCTACCAATCGCACTGGTTTCCGCATTGGGTAGTGCAGCTACATTATTGGCTCCACCCGTGCCGTCAATTTCAGCAGCGTATCCAGTTCCTTTAGCTAGTCCGTTCGCCTGATCGCCAGCAGTCAAAAAGACTGCAGCTCTGACAACCCATTGCGTCTTGCCGTTGCCCATGTCATTAGAGCCAACCAGTGTGGTGATAATTCTGCCATCTGGAAAGTCCTTGTGAAACTGAGCCAAACGCTCTGCGACAGTCGCATAGTTTTCTAGGTTGAAGCGCATTATTTTCCCTTCCTCTTGTGAACTATCAGATAAGGTAGTCCATCTTTCTTTGCCTGTCTTGTAACCATCCGAACTTTCTGTCCGTCAATCTCCATGTAGCCGTATTTAGCCTTACCCATTGCGTCTAGGCATTGTGACTTGTAGTAGCGCAGTTCATCCGAAGCTTTGTCATAAGCCTCTTGAGCGTTTGCAAGTAAGAACAGAGAGTCAATCTCGACCTCTGTGTCTTCAATCTGTGGGTGCTGGTAACGAACCGCCTCGTAAGTAGATTCCGAGCCATCCCACGCAGGTTTCTGATCAGCGAACACGCACTGCATGAACTCTGTCGCTCTCTGGCGCTGAGTCTCAATCTCAAACTCATCTCGGTCTACCCAGATGTCATACCAAGTCATACCTGCGACTGCGACAATCATAGCTCGCTTTAGGTCAAGGATGTCTAGGTAGTGCTGCACCTGTGCGACATAGCCAGCAGGGACACTCTCCCATGTTTGTCTACCTGTCTTGACCTCAATAACAATCCACTCGCCTGTCTCTTTGTGTCGAGCTAGTGCGTCAGGGTTTGCGTGTCTAAAAGGCAGGAGATTGTCTTGGTAAGTTCCGGTCTGGAAAACCTCGTATTCAGGATGCTCCTCTTGCCAGAGTTTTAGGATTGGCTCCTCAAAAGCTTTGCCGAATCTGATAGCCCAGTTTTCTTCGACTGTGCCTGGTATCTTGCCGGTCTTGACTGCCCATAAGTGATAAGGGCTTTGAAAGGGGTTGAGTCCACAGATGGTCGAGATGTCAGAACCGCCCACAGACTGATTGCGAGCCTCATGCCATTCTTCTGACCCTGCTTCGAAGACTCCGAGTAGTGTGCCATTTCCAAATTGTTCAGGTGCATAGATTTCCATAGCGTGAGTTTGTCACAAGGGTCAGACTTTTATTTTTTGAATTCGCCATTCCATAATGAATTTGGCGTGTTTAGCCAGATTACAAGCCCTGCAAGCAGGAGCCAGATTTCCTACTTTGTGCCTGCCGCCTCGACTTAGAGGGATTATGTGATCTAAATGCTCAGCAGGTGCGCCACAATAGACACAAGGATTACTCATAATACGAGCAAGGTCTTTTTTAGTCACTAAGTAATGATTGTCGGATTTTCTCTTAGTTCTGCGCCGAACTTGATTTTTTCTAACCTCACGATTTCTGGCTTTCCAGTTGATGTTTTATTCAGGATTGTTCTGTCTAAACTGCCTAGCGTAGGTTTTTCTTTCTTCAGCGTGGCGGTTATACCAACGCTTTTTAGCTGCTTTTACTATGTCTGGGTTCGCTTTGCGGTAAGCATTGAGTTTTTCCCGAGCGCAGTCTCGACAATAGGTAGCTTTACCATCTTTAGACCTGCGTAGATTTCTAAATTCTGATAGGGCTTTTATTTGCTTACAAGTAAAACAGGTCTTAGACTCTGACATAGTGGACTCTCTTTCAGTCTGCTCACGCCCCGGGATGTTTGCGCATCGCCGGGGTTTTCAAGTCTAATCCTTCAAAGTTACAGTATCTTTGTCCACATGGGTCATTTTGACGAGAAGCATTACAGGTTGCTAAAAGCTATCCATGCCAATGGTGGCGTTCCCTGTGAGCCTTTTCCGGAAATTATGTATCCAGAGGACATCGCCGATCCTATGAAGCGACAACTTGCCACGCTGATTGCAAAGAGGCTATGCGGCGAATGTCCGGTGAAAGCTGAGTGCTTTAGATACGCTGTCGAAACTGGTCAGCGTTATGGTGTCTGGGGTTCTACTCTGCCTCACGAAAGGTGAAACCCCCGGCTCTGGGATAACCGGGGGCTGGAGCAACAATGAACGCTTTTAGCTTACTTGTTTTCTGCTAAATCTGGGTCATTATCATCGACCATGTCGTCAAAAGTAAAATCGCCGTCTTTCTCTACCTCTAGGGCTGCTTTGAGGGAGTCGTTGCTTTCCGCCGACTTAGCCACCGCTGCCCGAAAGGCATTAGCGACATCCTGAGAGTCTAGGCTGCCCTGCCAAGTTAGCGACACGCCGAGCATCGTTAGGACTGCTGCAAAGGCAGTTCCGACACCGATGATTGAGCCTAGCCACCAGTCTCCGTTAGTAGCGATAGATCCGACACCTGTTCCTGCGAAGAAGGTTGCAAAGAAAAGACCAATGCCCCTTACCAAAATCTGCTTAGTTATTTCTTTCACTTGTTCTCCTCGATTGCTTTGTATAGGTCAAACTTAACCGATGTAGGGCCAAACACGCCTTTGATTGTTTTACTTAGTGTGGCGTGAAGATGCGCCCCGGTAGAAGCTGAGCCTGAGTTACCGACTAGCCCGATAGGTGCGCCTGCCTCTACTCTGTCACCCTCTTTTAGAGTTGGCTTCTTGTGTAGGTGGCAGTAGCCAATAAACCAAATTTTCTTATTCTTGTCCTGAACTCTCTGAACTAGGACATGACCTAAAATCTTCGACTCGAAAATCCCTACCACAGTGCCTCTAGCGATAGCAGGGATCGGAGTTCCTGCCTTCATCGCCCAGTCTGTGCCTGAGTGAGGTTGCATCTTCATCTTGCGGCGGTAGTCAGAGAGTGTGCCGTAGTGTCCTGTGATGCGGTTGTCTGGGAAGGGTTTTTGCCAAGTCATGAGTTTATTTTACTCTGACCTGTCCCAACGCAGAGGGAAAGTCAAAATCCAAACGGACAGGGTAATAAGAATCAGCATCCCTGTTACATCTCTGGCTGAACCCTCTAGCACCAGCCACGCTACCGCCATACCTAATAGAGTCCAAGACTGGTCTAGTAGGTCTTTGAATAAGGCTTTCAAGTATTTCATTATGGTCTCCTGCTCATTGAAATTGCTCCTGCTACTTGTGCAACTTGCCCGACAATCACAGAAGCCACGATGACTTCTTCTGACCGCTCTCGTTGCTCAGGGGCCATGTCCGCCCCAATGTTTCCTAGATCGTTGAACACCTCTAGGACTGCTCCTGCAACATCTCCCAATAGAGGGATGGCGGCGATTTCAGCAGGCAATTCTTCATCATCAGCCTCGGCAATGACGGCTAGAAGCTCTAGGGCTTGTGCGTATTCAGGCGAGCCGGGTTCGGCTGTTTCAAATAGCTCAGTCGCTAGGGCTTCGGCTTCTTCTATTTGTTCCCCTGTCAAATTGGCAGGGTCAATGGAAAGTAAATCCTCTGGAGCGGTAGGCTCAACTGGTGGATTTGGCTCTGGCTCTGGTTCTGGCAATTCCGGCTCTACTGGCTTGGTTGGTTCAACCTCGACAGGTTCAGAAGGAGCAGGAGTTGGTTCAGGCTCAGGCTCAGGCGTGGGCTGAGGCTGTGGCTCAGGACTCGGCTCAGGTTCAGGTTGAGGCGGTAAGACTGGCTCTGGTTCAGGCTGAGGTTGCGGAGCTGGAACTGGCTCTGGCTGAGGCGCAGGCTGAGGCTGAGGAGTAGGCTCTGGCTCTACTGGTAAAGGTTCAGGAGAAGGCTCAGGGCTAGGCTCTGGAGTTGGCTCCGGGGTCGGTTCGGGAGTCGGAGTCGGTTCAGGTGTTGGGGTTGGTTCAGGTGTTGGAGTTGGCTCAGGCTCAGGGGCAAGAGGAATACCTGTAACAAAAGAGATAAGCGTGTAGTGCGCTGTGTGCCAAGTCTCGTAAGCCGATTGGATTTCACTCTGCGGCGCTTGTGTGCGTATTAGGTTGTTTAGGGAATTGAGCGTAGATTGCGCTACTACTACCTGCTGATTCCAGCTTGGTCGGTCTGCGATCTGGTTATTCACTGAGCGCATAGCAGCCCAGTAATCCTCAAAGGCTTGGTTTATTAGTTGAGGGTAGTTTTGTTGTTCTTCTACCTGTTCCGTTGCCATAGCCGGATAAGTCAGAAGCAGGGGAGAAAAGGAAAGACCAGCTACTAATGCCGCTCTTAGAAAAGGTCTCGCCATACTGCCGCCGCTATCGAACCGATTACAGCGGATGCGCCAGCAACTATCCACACCTTGCGCTCTAGGTTTCTGATACGCATTTCGTGGTCTTTTATGTTTCGCTCAACCCAATCAACATGGGTCGGCAACTTTTCATTTAGGCGCTCGACTTGCTTGATAAGTTCGATTGCCCATTGAGGAATTTGTTCGTTCATTGCACTCCGCTAAGAGATGTAAGAACTATTTTACAG